CCGGCTGTAACGAGCTCATCTTTTGCCTCGTTAACTAACCGGGCAACAAGCGTGCTTTCTCCCGTAAGGCCAAGGATGTCGTATATCCGCTGCTTCATCTCAGAAAACGTCATGAATCAACCCCTAGTCCAACTGAATTGCTTCAATCG